GGGGGTTTACCCCCTTAACCAGAAATGAGTGGGATATCTATTTTCTAGTTATTTAGAGATTATTATAAACAAAATTGATTTCGATAAAATAATAGTTTTTAAATATAACAAAAACTATTATCATGGTTAAAAATACTCACGGTGGAAGTAAACATAAAAGTCAAGCGCGTAAACTTGTTAACGCTCCTCAATCCAATAAACTCAGATTACCTGAATGTGACGAAGAATGTTTTGCTATTGTTACTAAAATGCTTGGAAACGGCATGTGTCACGTTAATCTTTTGCATCAAAATAATATTTTAGAAAATATTGTATGTCACATTCGCGGTAAATTTAGAGGAAGAAATAAAAAATCTAATCTAATTTCTACTTCCTCTATCGTTCTTGTCGGTCTCAGAACTTGGGAAAAAAATGTTTCCGCTTGTGATCTTTTAGATATTTATAATTCTCATCATATTGAAAAACTTAATATTAAACCTCTTTTATCCTCTTTTAATCAACCTCATATTCACAACAACGACCAAGATATTATTTTCTCCAATGATAATGATAATCTTATTCATAATGATAATGATAATGATAATCTTAATGATAATCCTCTTACTATCAATTCTTCTATTGATATATCTCAGTTCGACGATATCAACTTTGATCTTATTTAACTTTCACATTTTATTTACTTTTGGAAGGGAACCTACGGTTCCCTTAAGAACCCTCCCTTATTTAATAAATAAAAGTATATTTTCATTTTGAGCCCGTTTTATAAAATAATAAAGATTAGTATATTGAATTTTTTCTAGTACACTTTCTAATGTATCATCCTTAAATAATTTTTCCAAAAACATCAAAAATGCCTTAATAAATAATTCATTATTATTATCGTTATCAGAAAAATTAGAAACTGTTTCAATAGATAAAATAATATATCGATTATTAATCAATAATACCGATTCAAGAGGAATTTCATTATAATAATAACCTTTTTCTTGTAAATAAATAATTTGAAGATAAATATCATAAACTATCTTTTCAAATACATTGTAAGTAATACCATTTTTAGCTATCATTAACAATTCATTTTTATCAGGAATAGAAAAATTACTTAATGTAATAATCGGATTTTCTACTTCAAACGGAACTAATATATATATTTCATCTTCACCTATAGATTTCTCTTTATTTTGTCCAGTATAATTAGAAATATAATCATTTAAAAAAGCATAAACACCATCATTACTATCTACATCTTTTTCTTGTATAACAGTACCATCATCTTGAATAACATCTTTTTTAAATAACGGTAAATCAGAATAACCACTTGGAGTTCTTTCTTTAAAAAAATATCCATCTTCATTATCAACATCATCAGTTTCTGTGGAATCACTAGATAATGATTTTAAATCTGTATCTTCAGAATTACTTTCATTTAAATTCTGCTCTTTACTAAAAACACGTGCTTTTTCTAACCCGAAACTAGAAAAAAATAAACTATTATATACATCACGTACTTTAATAGATTTATTTTTTTTTAATATGATTTTATAATTCGTTTTTGTGTTAATTAATTGTACCATTTAATATACCTTTCGAAATTATTTTTATAATTTTTCTTTATTTATTCGTCGCTATTATTACTTCGTCGAGTAGTACGTCTTCTTGTATTATTATCGGAACGGTCATCTACTATCTCATCTTCTACATCATTATGATTAGGAACAGTATGTGTAACATTGTTTGTTCTAAACGTATTAATATATGGCGTTATTTGATTACCAAAATACCATACTAAATACCCTCCCAACCAAATCCATGTATTACGTATTTGATCACCTGTATAATGAATAACCCATCTAAGTCCTTCACAATGCGGTGTAACTACCATAAACGGGGACATTACAAAACCCCAAAATGTCCAAGGACAGCATAGTGAGGGATAAATATTCGAACTAATAAAATGTACAAAGACTACACTAAAATATACAAGAATAATAGCAGGAACATTACCCTTAACTCTATCATATAGAGAATTCAAATTATTTTGCAAGCCGTTAAAGAATGTATTCATTTTCAATAAATTTAGTTTTATAATTGAATAAATAACAAAAAGACAATCAATTTTATCATTGGTTATTAGTATTTGTAAAACAAATAAATAAAATAGTTTAAAAATTTATATTTATTATATTTACGAATATGAAAACAGATGATATATTTGTAATATTTGGATACATAGCATCCGCAAATGCATGTTTAATGATGCTTCCACAATTATTTCTTACTGTAAAAAAAAAATCTTTTGCTGATTTGTCTATAAATATGATTACAATGAATTTACTAACACAATTTCTTTTTTTACCTTATTCAACGCATTTTAATTTATATCCATTAATTATTGTAAATACAATGCTTGCTTCGTGTGATATTGTGATATTAAGTTACTATTTTTATTATAGAAAAAAAGACAATAATGAATTATCCAAAGATTTATTATACGATATATTTCAAGATAGTACAGAAGAATAACTGAAATATAAAAAAACACACACATACCCTTTCTATTTTTATAAATGTTTATTTTGTTTTAATTTTTGCAGTAATTGTTAATTTTTTCGATTAATTGTTTATAGACATCTTCATCTATCAATAACTGTGTTGAATATTCCCAATGAGTATGTATATTATCTAATGTATATTTTTCAATATTATACTTTTCAAGAATAGCCTTAATTTTACCTTCTGTTGTATGATCACATATCAAACCATCCTCATTACAATTTCTCTGACTGCCTATTCTAATTGATCTCATAACATGATTATCTGGTGTAGTTGTTTTGATCCAACCATTATGTGTGGAAGCACTATTACGCATAATTGATTCTATGTGGGTACTCATGTTGTGTATATATTTAGTTTATAAATGAATATATACTATTAAACGCTTTCAATTTTATATCATTTAAACAAAGAATCCCATTTTTCAAGATTTTTGATAGGTATTTCAGGTAACACAGGATGTGATTCCCAAAAATATCTACAAAATGCCCATTCATATTTGGGTGATTCTATAAAAAATTCTTTATCATTGTTTTCTAAATAGTTAGCCATATTACACGACAATAAAAATCTATATTTTAAGGGTAAAACGTAAGCCAACTGTACATTTGAAGAGAATGGATTAAAGATATTTTTTTCAAAATATTCTACCTGTTTTTTTGGAAAATATTTACAAATATCTTTTAATAACGGTGGATAATTATATTTATATGACCATTTCCAATCAGGACAATCATCAGTATAGTATTTAAACACCCATTCTAATCCCTGTAAATAATTAACCGTAATATCTTTTACACTATCATTATTATGCGAAAACAGTGCTTTATAATAACGTTGTTCCCAAAATTGTTCTTGTGGTGAAATATATAATTCTTGAGATCTGTATATAAGTGGTACATTTTGAATAGTAAATTCTTTATTTTCTTTATCACTTAAATTCCACCTACGTTTGGACATTTTTTCTCGCAAATTATATTCATTTACAAAACGATTTTGTTCATTTTTTGCTAATTCAGAAAATAGTAATCCAACCGATCTCCATTGAATAGATAAGTTTTTACTAATAATTCCACGATTTAGATTATTTCCAAAAATTTTTTTATAAATATCGAGTAATATATCTAATCCATCTTTTCTAAGATTTAATGATGGAAAATGAGGTAAAAAATCATTACCTAATAAAAAACATATGAAAATATAATCATATAATCGATGATAGTCATTTTCACAGTCAAGTTCACAAAGAATAGCCTTTGCTAACGAATGAATATCAAGAAACAAATACTTACTATTTGTGTTTTCATCATTAATAATACTTTTACCAAATTCAGGTGTTTCTCTATAAATAAAAAATTGTTCAAACGGATTACAATGAAAGAGAGACAACATAATCAAGTCAGAATCTAATCCATAAACAATCGTATTCCCTTTTACAGAATTTCTACTTTCCCGTATATATTTAAACATCTTATGTTCGCCTTCACCAAATTCATCAGATCCAGACACAATTATTTTTTTAACATTAAAATGACTTTCTAATCCATTAAATGACCGTTTCACCTTTAAAGATAACATATTCATAAATTCTGTTCCAGGGGTAATTCTAGAAGTAGTCCAAAATGATTGAAGTTCTGGACCAATAATATTATCAATTTTACCCGTCATTATACTTTTATAACGACGAGTTCTTTGCTGTTTCATTTTTGCAAAGGGTGCAACACCATCAAATGCTATATATACAATATCACTAGGAGAAATATTTTTTATATAATTTCCTATTGATCCAATAACATTATTTATCAATTCTCCTTCAAAATGTTTTATATCAATAGTACCGACTTTAGGAGCATTTTTCTCTAATTTACGAAACTCATCATAAATTATAGAATTACAATCCATTAGTAAGTTTGAAAAACAAATATTATTTTTTAATAAACGTTTTTCATTTAATATAATATTAGAATAATTCTTAATAATATATGAAAAATAACTCGGTATTCCCATTACTTATAACAAAAAATATAATTATATTTCTAAGTCCTTTTTACAATTTATAACAGAAATAATAATATATCACTACAATATACTGTTTAGTTAAATGTCTAAAAAAACTGCTAAAAACATGCAAGTACCAAAAACGGTAAAGAATACAGACTTCAATAATTTTATAGATAAAAAATTAGAACAAGTAATAGATATAATACAACGAACATACGTATCTCTTTCATTTTGCAAACAATTTGATTTATTTAGTAAAAATAGTATTGGACAATGTACTGATCATTTACAAACTGTTTATTTAAGTGCATTAACTATTAAACAAGAAATTCCTATCCAGGATAAAGATATGGATGAAACCCTTTCAACTATACAATCTATTTTCGATAAATTATCTATTGTTTTTTCAACTTATGGAACTTATTCAATAAACGATGTATACTACGTAGTTTTTGGTACTAAATATAATAAATTTGATCAATATGATGAAAATAATAAATTTATATCTGATAAAATCGAGTTATTAGAAAAATATACTATGCCTATTGGTTACAAGAACTTACCATGGTCGGAATGTAATAATACAAATGATAATATAGATAAAATAACTGATTTGACTCTACAAATAGATAAATATTCACATATTGAATGCTTTGAACCGACAACTATGTATTCATCTATACATCAATCCGTATACGGTTTACGTATATTAGTAAGAAACACAAATGATAATAAATTATTATGCATATCTGCTATTACAAAAGACATACCATTACAATATTTACTCAATAATCAATATATTACAACACAATTAGATACAATAAAAGATTATCTAAAAAGTGTTAATGAAAATAATAACGACTTAATTGATAGATGGTGTGAAACAATAACCTTAAAAGATGTATTAATCTACAGTACAAATGATTTCCAAAAGAAATTTAATATTATGTTAAAAGACGTTGATTATGTAAAAACAAACCGTGTTGATAATATCGTTAAAAAATTTTTCGATATGGATTTAATATCAAGACGTAAAATGTTAATCAATTTATTTACATATAATTCAGACAACGAAGTGCAATATATAGCGTATATGTTATATGATTTAATCGGATCCGTAGAAAATACAGAAGGTTCAGATAATAACGAGCAGATACTATTATATGAATCTTTACCATGGAAATTAAAACAATATTTTAAAGAAACGATGATAAATACAATAGAATATACACAAGAATCACTATCACAATGTGATTTATCAAAAATATCATTAGAACAACAAGTTTTATTAATGAAAGCCGATGATAAAATTAAAGACCGAGCCAAATTAAAATTAAAAGAAATCAAACAAAAATCAGATGATCAAGGAAATAAATCAAAGCAATATTTAGAAGGATTAGTGCGAGTTCCTTTTGGAATTTATAGAAAAGAACCAATATTATGTAAAATGGATAAATTAAACGAACTATTTAAAGATTTAAAACACGTAACAGATGTAGATATTGAATCAAAAGAAAAATATACATTGCACGAAATAAAAAACAATATATCAAATATAAATGATAGATTAATTATAGAATCTATTGAAAATTGCACAAAACAGTTGCAGAAATCAAACAAACAAGATTTAACTAAATCATTGAAAATTTTTGTAGATTCACTTAACAATGATCATAAAACAAAATCTGGAATTATAAAAGCATTAACTACTTATTTAAATAATGCTAAAACAGATAAAGAACTAGTAAAAGAGATATATGAAGTATTGCAAATTATATGTCCAGGAAACTTAAACAATAATATTAATAAACAAGTTATAAAAATTAATTCTGTAATTGAAAACGTAGAGAAATCAATGTTACAAATAAATGACTATCTTGATGACTCTATATACGGTCACGAAAAAGCAAAAAAACAGATATTAAAAATTGTTGGACAGTGGATTAACGGAGAGCAAAAAGGTTACTGTTTTGGTTTTGAAGGTTCACCAGGTGTGGGTAAAACTTCTTTAGCAAAGAGAGGATTAGCACGCTGTTTAGAAGATGAGAATAAAGTTACTCGTCCATTTTCTTTTATAGCATTAGGTGGTTCATCTAACGGATCTACATTGGAAGGTCATAACTATACATATGTTAACTCAACATGGGGTAAAATTGTAGATGTTTTAATGGAAAGTAAATGCATGAACCCAATTATATATATTGATGAGTTAGACAAAGTAAGTAAGACAGAACAAGGTAGAGAAATTATCGGTATATTAACCCATTTAATTGATACTACCCAAAACGACGAATTCCAAGATCGTTATTTTAGTGGCGTTCCATTTGATCTTTCAAAAGCTTTGTTTATATTCTCATATAATGACCCTGAACAAATTGATCGTATTTTATTAGACAGAATACATCGTATTCGTTTTGATAATCTATCTTGGTCAGATAAAATTGTAATTGTTAATAAATTTATAATGCCTGAATTAAATCAAAAGATGGGTTTCGAAAACACAGTAAAACTTACAGATGATGTAATTAAATTTATAATTGAAACATACACTATGGAACCTGGTGTAAGAAAATTAAAAGAGATTTTGTTTGATTTATATGGTGAAATTAACCTTCAATTATTAAATTTCTCGAGTGATAATACTGAAGAAGTTATCGAATTACCGGTAGAGATTAAAATTGAAGATTTTGGAACAAAATACTTAAAAAAGCAACGTAAAGTAAGTGATATTAAAATCCATTCAGAACCATTATCTGGAACAATTAATGGTATGTGGGCAAATGCTTTAGGTAAAGGAGGTATAATACCGATTGAAACAAGATATTTCCCCGCTAACTCATTTATGGAACTAAAATTAACCGGTATGCAAGGAGATGTAATGAAAGAAAGTATGACTGTTGCAAAAACACTAGCTTGGTCATTAACTCCAGAAGACCGTCAAAAAGAGTTAACAAAACACTTTGAAGAAACAAAAAACCAAGGGTTACACGTTCATTGTCCCGAAGGAGCTGTATCGAAAGACGGTCCATCCGCAGGCGGTGCAATCACTCTTTCAATATATAGTTTATTAAACAACAAACCAATAAATAACACAATATCAATGACGGGTGAAACAAATTTAAGAGGAAGAATTACTGCTATTGGTGGTTTAGATACAAAGATATTAGGAAGTATGCGAGCTGGTGTTAAAAAAGTATTATATCCAAAGGAAAATCAAGAAGATTTCGACGATTTCTTAGAAAAATACAAAAATGTAATAAACTTGGATGAAATGTCTTTTCACGCAGTAGAAACAATCCAAGAAGCAATGCAAATCGTTTTTGATTAATAATTTAATTAATATAATTTAGTCGATTACAATTTCTTAGATAAATATATAAGAACTTGTAATAATGGATCTCAATTTAGTTAATATTCTATACATGTTTTTTAGAATGGCACCATTTGTAATTGTAAGTTATTTTACATTACAATCTATTCTTAACCAAGATTTAAAAGGTGTTATTTATTTAATTGGTTTAATTATAACATCATTTATTGTTTATTTAATTGCAGCAGTTTTGCCTGAAGAAAAAGGATTGATGCCCAGTGATTATTCAAAAGTTAGATGTACACAACTAACTATAGGTAACAATTATCCTATTTCAAAATTACCTCTCAGTCAAACAGTATTTGGATACACACTAACATATTTGTCTTATTTTATTGGTGTTAATAATCTTCAAACACAAAATATTACTACATTTATCTTATTCCCTATCATTATTTTAGCCGATATTTTCTGGAGTGTTACAAATTTTTGCTCTACACCTAAATATTTGTTATTATCACTAATTATTAGTTCTATTGTGGGTTTATTATGGGCAATGTTAATTGAATCAACTGGCGTAGGAGGATTTGCCTATTTAACAGGTATAACAAATAAAGACGTATGTTCAAGACCAACAAAAAGTCTTTACAAATGTCGTTCTGTAAACAAAGCAAAAAAACCATAATTTTGTAATATTTCCATATTATTAACAATAATAACAATATATGTATTAATTAAAAATTAAATAAATAGTCTATTATAATATCTTAATAATGATGATAAAAATCCGTAAACCAAATGATTTTCATCATCACCTTCGCGAAAATGATCTATTAAAAACAACTACAAAAGAATGTTTTGATAAATTCTATCACGTCGTTGTTATGCCAAATCTTAAAACACCTATTACAACGATAAAACAAGCATTATTATATCGTCAACAAATAATCGATTTAGATAACAGAGGAAACCCTTTAATGACCTTATATTTAAACAAAAATATACCGAAAGAAGATTTACTTACCTTTAAACAATACCCTGAAATGATTGGTATAAAATATTACCCAAAAAGCGCTACTACAAATTCCAACGAAGGCGTTGATAATATCAATAGCATACTTGATATTCTTTCAATAATGGAAAAAATGGAGATACCATTGCTTGTTCATGGAGAAAATATTAGTTGTAATGTAGACATTTTTCATAGAGAAAAAGTTTTTTTGAAAAATGAATTAACACTAATCGTTACAAAATTTCCAAGATTAAAAGTAATATTAGAACATATTAGTACAAAAGAAGCCGTTGAATTTGTCTTAAAACATAATATTTACGCTACTATTACACCACATCATATGATACACGATAGAAATGATATTTTCAAGGGAGGTATAAACCCTCATCTCTATTGTTTACCTATCTTAAAAAAAATAGAAGATAAAGAATCATTAATAAATGCGGCAATAAGTGGTAAAGCAAATTTTTTTCTTGGAACAGATAGCGCACCACACATCGAAGAAAAAAAATTATCTTCATGTGGGTGTGCAGGTATATTTAATAGTCCAGTGGCCGTAGAAATAGTAACAGAAATATTTGAAAGTAACAATGCTTTAGATAAATTAGAAAAGTTTATAAGTACAAATGGTTGTGATTGTTATAATTTGCCTTACAATAATGATATTATAAATATTACAAATGAATCTTGGACAGTACCAGAAAAATATAATGATATTGTCCCATTAAGTACCGGAAAAACAATACGATGGAAATATTATTCTTCAAAACAATAATGGTGTGTTTCAAGCCATTCTTTGAAATTTTTTAATAATAAAGAACGTTGATGACCATTTACATCTAATCGAACACTATAGGTTTTTTTTCCAAATTGATAAAAAAAATTTTTAACAATATTAATGGTAATAGCATTCTTATATTTATCTATATCGTGAAAATCAAACAATTCATAACCTTTACGGGTATTAACTTCATTATGAAAATTAAATAAAAGTACCACCAACTGTTTTTTTGTATTTATAGCATCAAAATTTATACCATTTACATATTGTGTAGCATGTTGCGCACAATCGGGACAAGGCAAATTATTACATATTTTCTTTATAAAACCAAATAAATCTTTTTTTAAACTTGGAAAATACTCCTCTTTTATTTTTTCTGCTAAAGTATGAAATAAAAACCAAGTAGGTTCACCCCACAACATTTCTTTTACACGTTCTTTTTTAACAATTGGTTTTACTTCTTTATTTACAATAGGTTGTTTACTATGCAAAATAGGCATTATACCAATAATATTATCATTTAAATTTCGATTTACATTTATATTATTATTACGTGTATTTCTTCTATTAATAAAAATCATTTTGTATATATTTAAATAAGTAAAAAAAACAAATAAATATAAACAAAAAATTATAGAGACAGTATATAATGAATTTATCAAGTGAAACTATAAATAATATTCGAGAATGGGTGAAAATTGATAATGAAATGAGAGCATTAAAACAAGAAATTTCCAATAGAAAAAAGAAAAAAGATCAAATATCTAATAGTTTAATAGATACTATGAAACAAAATGAAATTGATAGTGTAAATATTAACAATGGTAAAATAGAATTTACAAAGAGAAAAACCAAAAAACCAATATCAAAAAAACTATTACAAAATATACTTACTAAATACTATAAAGAAGATACTAATAAAGCAAATGAAGTAAATGAATATATTTTAAACAATCGTGAAGAGACAACAAAAGATATTATTGTTCGTAAAATAGATAAATCAACATAGTCCTAATTCAGGAATAAGATAGGTATTTTCATCTATTTTTTGATATTTTGCTATAATTCTAGGATTTTGTTTTGTTTGCATAATATCTTCTGTATTATAGACGTTATTAAAGTTATCAATATAATAAACAATACCACGTATTTCTTTTGCTATAACATCAATCGTCATATTTTGTTGTACCTGCGGTTGATCAGAGTCCATTAATCCGTGAGGAGTACCTTTAGAATGTGTTCCACAAAATTCACAATCTACTTTACGTCGTCTAGTGCATTGTTCACCGTTTGCTCGTTTCGCCATACAACGATTATTTTCAGGAATCGAATTCTTAACACGTTTTCGTTTTATAAAATCTTCTTTATCTACTGTAAGACGGTTATAATCATAAATATACTCGATTAGTTTATTTATATTATCATCTTGTTGAATATCCAATGCGATAATTTTATCTCGAATGCCGTCTTTAAACGTCTTCAAATAATTTTCAACTTTTGTATTTAATCTACGTTCCATTTTTTTTATATACTAACTTATATGTTATCATATAAATTCAATTTTATGTTTATTTATTATTTTTATTGAACAATCGACTTAAAGACTGTAATTATTTATTAACAAGAATCAATGGGAAATATATTAAAACGAGTTATGTGTCCAATATACCCAGTAGAAGACAGCGATAGCGATGACGATTCTATACACAAACGATTGGAACCATTAAAACCATCTGAAATTATGGAACGAGAATATATTAAAAATGAAGAAAAAGAGGTTAAACAAAACATTTTATTGCGACCATCTCAAATTATTAAAATCGAAAATGAAAAATTACAGAGATTAATCAATACTTAAAACCGATTGACTCTTCCTTTTCTATATTTTTTTGTGCGTGCCTTCTTTATGCGTTTTTTTGATAATTCACTAAATGTGATTGGTGTTTTTTTTGTGATTCTTTTTGAAGGTCTATAAACATCATTTTTATGTTTGTAACCAATTTCTCCACGTTGGTTTACCCATTCTTCATCAAACCATCGTTTTAAACCCACTTTTTCTTTTTTCTTGCCTATATATGGTTGTTTCTTTTTACCATATTTTTTTGTAAAATTTTGTTTATATTGTTGTACAAGTAAACCACTTCGATAAGCACTATGTTTTGGTTGCTTTTTGTAAAGTGCTTTTTTTGTTTTATTATATAGTTTTTGATCTCTTGGTTGCATTATATAATAAAATGAGATAAAATTGAATGGAAATGACGTGTTTTTACTACACGCATCTAAACTTCAACTAACATAATGAGTCAGAACAATTCTATTCAACTTGGACTTTGTTGTCTAAATACTGTTCTCCGTGAACAAAAACCTCCTGTATTCGCATCTAGAAGTGTAATTTTAAAAACACTTGAGACAAAGGGTGTTGATCATTTAAAAGAAAAAATTACGCAAAATTTAAAGGATATTTTACAAATGATGGAATGGAACGAACAAAATGGTATTAAGGTATTTCGTCTTAGTAGTGAATTATTTCCACACAAGTCAAATCCACGTGCACCCGTTTACACATTTGATTTCGCGAAAGAACTACTTTCACAAATAGGTGAAAAATCGAAAGCTCTAAACCAGCGTTTAACTTTTCACCCCGGACAGTTTAATTGTATTGGAAGTCCTAATGAAGAAGTTATTAAAAACACCACAAATGATTTAAAATATCACGCAGATGTGTTAGACCTAATGGGTTTAGGTAACAATTCTGTAATGGTTATCCACGGTGGTGGTACATATAAAAACAAAGAACTTACCAAAACACGTTGGTGTGAAAATTATATTAAGATGCCTGAGAATATTCGACGTCGTTTAGTATTAGAAAACTGCGAGAAAAACTTTTCCATTGTAGATTGTTTAGAAATAGCCGAAATAGTAAATATCCCTGTTGTATTTGATACTCATCATTTTGATTGTTATAAAATTTTGCACCCCGAAGAACAATTTGAAGATCCTGCTTATTATATGCCTGCTATTTTAGAAACATGGAAAAGACGTAATATTAAACCAAAATTTCATATTAGTGAACAAGGTCCTGGAAAATGTGGTCATCATAGCGATTATATCGAAGTTATTCCCGATTATCTTTTAGAAATACCAGAGAAATACGGCGTTGATATTGATATTATGATTGAAGCAAAAATGAAAGAACAGGCCATATTTAAGTTATATGAAAAATATCCACAAGTATCTTGTAAAAAAATATAAAAAAATATCTCTATTAATAAATATAATATGACTGTTTCCAATAGACTTACAATTAAACGTGTTTTTTATATATTTTATGATGCATTAAATCCAAAACCAACTCAATATATATTAGGTAGATGGGGTCTTCATACAAACGATAAAATTAACCTAAAAGCAGATTTTGCTAATGAAGATCATTGTGGAACCTGCGCGTATTTTAGATCGCCTGAAAGAATATCACAGGTTAAAGTATATGATAAATTGTTGCAAAAGTAAAACGCAAAAAAAATGTATAAGAAAAGATAAAAAAATATTTAGTCTTCCAAGACGATTTACAAAAAAACGATGTTTAGAAAAGGTAAAAGGATTTTCTATGAAATCTTCTTGTGCACCGTACAAATTTTGTAAAACAAAATCCAAACGCGGTGGAAAAAAAAATCAAACGAAGCGTTTTTTATACAATCCAAACAATCCAAAGAAATCATTTGATGTTTATATCGATAAAGATCCAAGTGATACAATACCTATAAAATATACTACTGTCCAAGACGTTGAAAAGACTATTAAAAAATTAGAAAATTTATATAAATCAAAAAAATATCCTCACAAGCGAATATGGCAAGTTGGAATGATAATGAAAGTACGTTTAGAGGCTATGAAAAAACACAAATCATCTCTTTATCCAAACGCTAAACATGTCTCTTCACGATTTAATCTTGCTAACCGTTATTTTAAATTTTTAGGCAAGCGTTCCAAAAAAAAAGATTTTAAAGAACGTGCTGCTATGGTGTTTAATATCTAATCTTATAATATATGAAAGAGACTATTATAAGATTTAAAAAAGGAAAATATCCAAAAAAATATACTGCAATTGTTAAAAACAGAAAAACAAAAAAAATACGAAACATACATTTTGGAGATCAACGATATGCACAATATAAAGATAGAACACCTTTAAAATTGTATAAACGTCGAGATCATAACACAAGGAAACGTATGCAGAATTACTTTTTTAGACACTCTGGCGAAAAAACACGTAAAAAAGCTATTGATAAAGAGAAAAAAGCGAGTGATGGATTCTATAATGCGAAAATACTAAGTCATATTTATTTATGGTAATTTAAATATAATTTGCTGCTTTTAAGATTTGATAATAAATAAAAAATCCATAGAAATTTTTAGAAAGAATATCCAAATAATTATACATTACGTTTTTAGTAACATAAGGAAATAAATAAGCAATACCATAAAATGACCAAGTAGTAAACATTGTAAAGAATAATATTTTATTTGTTGGATTATTCTCTACAAATTCACTGTAAATTATGTAAAATGTATATAAAAATGCTATTGTACCAAATATAAAACCATTAAAACGGGTAATTTGATTAATTTCTGCTAAAAATCCAAATAGTAACATTAAAACATTTGAAACACCTATCTTTGTAATTTCCAACCATTTAGAATCAAAAATAGATCGCATCGTTACTACATTATTAAAAGCCTTGGATGTTAGATATTTCATAAAAAATACAGTAGAAATTAACATCATAGGTGTAGATAAAAACCAATCAAAATATCGAATGTATGTCACTTCAAATTTTAATTGGCTTAATTTACTTACTAACCAAATATAAAAACATAATTCTATAAACTGAACCACTGTTTCTAAAATCATAATATCAGTTAATATCTGGTCTTTTTCTGTTAATTTGATAAAAATTCCGTGTAATCCTACAATACCCATTATTATTTGAACAAAAAGAGATATTGATGCAGATTGTATTAAGTTGTCATTTAATTCCATCTTATATCATCTATATATAAATTATTTAAACGCCACCTTTTTGCCTCCGTCATATGGTACTGCGAGTTTATTGTCTAACATCCATTTGTTGATATTTTCCCCTTTAAACATAACATCTGCTAGTAAACGACCATATTTCTCAGTACCAATATTTTCTAGATATATTATTTCATTTAAAATTTTTCCAGACAAACTATCACGACTTTTAATGGCAGCTAGTTTTTCTTCGTCGTTATGCGTTTTTATTTCAGGACTATCAATCCCTCTTAATCTTACTGAAAAACGATAACATTGTTTTTGTCCCTTTAAATATGCGGCTACTGTGATAGTATCACCGTCATATACCTTTATTACTTTACATTTTGAAAATTCAGGTACAAATGGAATTGTATCGTCATATTCAATAACATTTAAATTACTACTACAACAAGAGAACATATTATATAAAATTGATTTTGCTTTAATATCTTTATAAAAGTCTTTAAACATCTCATTATGAATAAAAATTGCTCAAGTAATCATTGGAAAGTCGATTATAATTATGATTATAAACAACATTTTGGAAAAAACGTTAGACTTTCGCTTTATGGTGAACCTTTCTGTTATAAATACTCGGAGTGTATTAGCAATAATACTAATATAACCAGTCAAAAATATTCTATTGTTGAAGGCATATTTTTAGATATTTTATTTAAAGGAAACGACTTTGATAAAAATACTGTCATGCTTGATATAAAAAAACGACAATTAAATAAAAAATGTGAATGCCGTTTTAAATTTTATCCCAAATTTCTATTTCAAAAAGAACATACCATTGCTAAATTTGAAATTGATGATTCAAAATATCTACATAAAAAGTACATATTGTGTAAAAGTAAATTATTAGAACGTCTACCAGAAGAGATAGTAAAAAAACATATTTTCAAATTTTTGCAAGAAAATTATATTGTATTATAATGTATTATATAAACTTTATCAAAAACTCCTATCATATATTTTCTTTCTTTTATTTTTCATCTATTTTTATATATAAAAAATAATATAAATATGTATTCGCATTATTTATTAATAATATAATGAAATATATTGTAATATCTGGAGGTGTAATATCAGGATTAGGAAAAGGAATCACTGCGTCTTCAATTGGTGTATTGTTAAAAAATAAAGGATATTCAGTAACATCAATAAAAATAGATCCCTATCTAAATATAGATGCAGGTACTATGTCGCCATTAGAACACGGAGAGGTATTTGTTTTAAATGACGGTACAGAAACTGACTTAGATTTGGGAAATTATGAACGATTTTTAGATATAGAATTACATAAAGATCATAATATAACCAGTGGAAATGTTTTTCAAAAAATAATAAATGATGAAAGAAAAGGCAAATATATAGGTCAAACTGTCCAAATTATACCACACGTAACGAACAAAATTCAAGAATTAATAAAAAATACATCTGAGATAGTTGTAAATAATATAACTAAACCAGAAATATGTATTATTGAACTAGGAGGAACTATTGGTGATATGGAAAGTATGTATTTTGTCGAAGCATTACGACAAATGAATTATAGATCCGATGAAAATTCTTTTTGTTTTATTCATATATCATTAGTAATAAACAATAATGATGAAGAAAAAACAAAACCTACTCAAAACAGTGTATGTGAGTTAAGAAGATTAGGTATTAACCCAAATATTTTAATTTTAAGAAATACAAATGATATTTCACAAGAAACAAAAGAGAAAATATCTCTACATACTGAGGTAAAAACAGATAATATCTTTATAAACAAAAATTGCGAAAATATATATCAAGTACCATTACAGTTAAATGATCAAAAAATAATAGATAGAATAGAAAAAATACTGAATATTAATAATCATAATACAATTGACCTACGGTTTTTACATAAAATAAATAATATAATAAATATTGATAGAAAACCTATAAACATAGCCATCATTGGAAAATATACCAAACTAAACGATACATATTTATCGATACATAGAGCATTAGAACACGCTAGTTATTCAATTAATGTAAAATTAAATATAACGTATATTGATAGTGAACAATTTGAATGCACAACACCTAATGAAAAAATAAAAAAAATACTAGATGGTGTAGATGGAATAGTAATACCAGGAGGGTTTGGAATAAGAGGTATAGAAGGTATGATAAATGTAGCTTCTTATTGTAGAAAAAATAATATTCCTACATTTGGAATATGTTTGGGTATGCAGATAATGTGTATTGAAGCAGCTAGAAACGTATTGTTGGATAAAAGATGTATATCTGTTGAAAGTTTAAAAGAGAATGATAATCGTGAGAAATATCATTCAATTATCATACCAATGAAAGAATTAAATTATGATGAAATGGGTGGTACAATGAAATTAGGTTTAAAAAAATCATTTATAACTAATAAAGAAACATTAGCATATAAAATCTATAATTCAAATGAAATATTTGAAAGACATCGTCATAGATATGAAGTCAATCCAGAATATATAAATTCAATTGAATCCAATGGTTTATTATTTTCAGCATGGGATGAAAGTGGAAATTGTATGGATATTGTAGAAGATTATGAAAAAAAATTCTATATAGGTAGCCAATTTCACCCAGAATTTAAAAGTTCTATTGAAAATCCTTGTCCATTATTCAAAAGTTTTATTATTAGCTTAATTTAATATATATTTTTATAAAATCATATATTAATTTACTTTTTTCGTGTTTTTCTTTGCTTTCTTTTTGATTTCTTGGACTTTCTCAATTTTCTTTTTGTTTTTTTATTTTTTCCTTTTCCACCTGGTGTTTTAAAATCAATATTTCGGGGTTTTCTTACTGGACTATCATAGGATGAATCATTAAAATTTATCTTACTTAAATATTGGTATTCTTTTTCTGGTTCTGGTTTTTGTTTTCTTTTTCTATCTAATCTTGGTGGAGTATTTGACTTTACCGTATGATCTTCTGCGTCAATGAGATCAGCATCTTTAATTGGTTTACATAATACTAATTCCGCGTGAAAATTATCACCAAAATCTTTATCTCCTGTATAATTACCATTCATAGCATAACCATCCATATTTTGTTTACACAAATAATCCATCATTTTAATATCAGAAGTTCCAACTGAATTTCTAGTTTTATCTTGTTGTCCTACACCAAAAATTATTCGCATTTGGTTTTGCCAGTATTCATCAGACTGTTTATAGAATGAATGTTTTGGTGTTAATTCCATAAGTGCTAATAAACGCAATTCTTTATTTGTTGTAAACGTTTTTACAAAACCATATTTTTTTGCTGTTTTGTAATCAAAACCAAAAAAAGTAGGTTGATCATTAAATACTTTATTTTTAGAACCAAAATATATTTTTGTGTTTTCTGGTAAAACATAATAAGGATTATTATCAATTATTTGTATCTTTTCATTATTTATATCAAATTCTTTACTATTATCTTGAAACAAACTCATTATATATTAATTTCATAAAAAAATATACCTTTTTATAAAATTATCACTAAATCGATTTACTTAAACATTCCATAAATATCTTTAAACACTTGTTGTGCATCTACACAAACTTCACGAAGAAGAGTTCCTACAACCGATTTTTCTTGTTTTTCGTTAAACGCTACTCGAATAGTAGAATTTGTATCATGTGGATGAAATTTTTTAAACCCACAAAAGCTCAATATCTCTTGTTTTTCATAAAATTTCGAATAAAGAAGATATTCCAATACTTTACCAATCGTATAATCTTCTTCTTCTAGTTTAATATCATAACAATGATCCATAGATGTTTCGCTGGTTAAAATACTCAAAACACCTGTATCTATCATTTGAACAATATCAATAAATTTATTTTGCAATACAGCGCACGCTTTTCGAATAATATCTCGGTTATCATAAACCCCTACTGATTCTACAACAAAATCAAAACTATTTGGTATATATTGTCGTTGTGCATCTAATATACGAAAATTTTCTTTTAACATTTTAATATCACTTTCACTTTCTCCTGATTGTCGTAATGATGCCTCTTGTTTATCCCAAATGGTAACGGCTTTTTCTTTATCTGGTGTATTTCCATACGCGCATTTTGAAACGACATTATACATACTATTTGTTTTCGCAACGTTTACACTGAAATCGGATACCAAAGAGATTTGTTCTCCTGGAATATCGTTACCAATACCTGGTCTTAAACGAGCAAAATCAATATATGATTGCGTTTGAACATTTTTTGGAAAGAGTCCCGGGAATAACTTTTCTTGCTCTTCTTTTGATAGCATTGTGCCTGTTTTCTTATCTCGTAATTTAAAATCTTCAGTAGTAACATAAATGTTATTATCTGTATCGTTTTTAACATCAACTACTAATTGATAGTTACCAGGAAGAGCTTTTTCATCTTCAGTATCTCGTAAAACAGTACTATGAATAGGAATACAACTCAATCTTTGTTTTAATATTTCATTATGCAAACGTCCTGTATTTGTAATAATATTGCATTGATTTTTCTCATATGTATCGGTTTCAATAACAACTGTTGGAATATCGGACAATATAGTTCTACGTAATGCATTGGCTAAAGACACTTCTACTCCTTGTAGAGTAAAATAGAGAGCATTTGCATCATCTGATAAATTTTTTACTACTGGTTCCATTGTATATTATACTTCTATAGTGTTCTATTATATTTAAATCAATTTTACGATAAGGTTTAAATATAAACTAAAAAAATTACATATTTTCACTAACTAACATAGCTCCAATCAAGATAAACATTACAATAACTGGAAGTAAAAGAACTAACCAAGCAATGTTTGTAGCATTTGCTTTGCACATAAGATTAAGGACCCAAGTCCAGAAAAGAATGTAAATTGCCTTAATAATAAAAATAAGGGCAGTGTTTGAAACAGTACAAGAGTAATTTCCTAAACAATAGGTATCAACATTTCCTAAATTTTGATAAATCATAACAAGTAATGCAATTGAAGAAATTACTAAATATACATAGGAAGGAGTACATAGATTACGAAGTCCGGTGATAGCAGCCATTTTCTTTATATATTACGTAAATATTTTTATACCATTGGAACCATATGCTTATCTGTTGTTAAATTATCAGCAGTAGTTATTTCTTGGCCAGTTATTTTTTCCATCATATATTGAGTTCCTCCAGTTGTTCCAAAGGCTAGCACATCATTTGAATTAGAAGTACTAATGCCTGTTACTAAGTCAGTTCCTACTAAAGATCCTCCACGCATCTTTTTAGATCGATTATTTTTCTTTCCTTTTCCACGTGTACGTTTTGATCGCCCACCTGTTTGAGAAAAAGAAGGAAGAGTTCGCGCAGCAATAACCTGACGAGAAGGATCTTGTAAATACTCGTTGTAAGGAACGGGTCCTTTAGTAATAGGTTCGTTAAATGATACACCTCCTTTCATTCTTCTACGACGATTACGTGTAACGCGTTTTTTTGATTTTCCACGCTTTTTGTTTGATTTTTTATATATACGCTTAGCCATAACTATATATAATAAAGAGATTATTAAGATTTAAAATTATTCAATATCAACGTGTGTTAACATATGACGTCTACAACATACATTTGTAAGATTTAAATTATCTAAAACAATCCCTTCAGGGGTTTTGTCCATTGTATCTTTGGTCAAATATACTACTTTTTCAACATCTGCGCCTTTTTGAATTTTTATTTGACGAACTTGGGCTTGAAAATAGCGATATTTATCGGCTAAAACATTTCCACAAGTAAAACATTTAATTGGTATAATCATATTGGATAGGTTATAATAATAAATATCGAGAAGTTTTTAATTCAATTTTATCAGTATTAATTTATCTAAATATTACAAAGGATGAAAGTTTTTTTAATTTTAATAGCTTTAATAATAGCAATTACCTTATATAATCAAAAATATTTAGGTAAACTTGCTCCAGGAATTATTGTATTGTCTCTACTTTTCCTAACATTTAGAAGTCATATTGAAAATTTATGGAAAAAAGAAACGGAATCATTTTCAGAAAAAGATAAATTAAAAGCTTCACTTGTATCTTTTTGGAATTTCGCCGAAGGTGATAAAGAAGGTGTATACTTTTCTACACGTGCAGGAGGAAATAACAATGCTGAAATAGTTAAAAATGAAGGTTTAGTATTATCAAGTCCTACAGATTGGGCTGAAACTGATTTCATAAATGAACCATTAACAGGATCAAAAAGTTTGGTTGCTTGGGCAACAGTAAAAGATGCAGATAAGTCAAAAGGAGGTGCACCTATATCAATATTCAAAGATGAAAATCAAAATTTTGATGGTATCATATGGGCAGAACGTGAAAAAAATAAATGGATGATTGGAAGTAATAGTTTTAAAAGAACAAATACAAGAACTACAACAACACCTGATTCTCCTATTAATAAAAAACAATGTATTGTAATGACCCAAGATTATAGTGGAGATAATATAATTATTAAACTTTATATTGATGGTGAAAAGGTAGATGAGTATACAAGCCCAGATAAAACTACATATGAAGCCGGTAAATGGAGACTCTATTTTGGACCAAGACATACAAATCGAGAACGTACTCAAAGAGATGGACATTTTATAGGTACAATTCATGCTGCGGGATTATTTGATAAAGCTTTAACCGAAGATGAAATAAATGATGTAAACAGCTTATTAGATTTACAATTATCAAAAACAGTCAAATATGGAGAAACAGTCGATTTACAATTAATCGATGGTCAAACAAAAGAACCTATACCTTTATTAAAAATATTATATGCAGGAACTAAAACACCAGCACCAACAGAATTGAATGGAAATGATATAGTAAAAATCACAGACGCAAAAGATGAAAACAAAGTTTTGGTTATGCTTAAGAATAGAAATATTGTTATGATAGACACAACTGCAGAACCAAAACCAGAATATGATACCGATTTATTTCTCTTAAAACCAGAAGTTGGTGGGTTAGAGAAAAAGGAGTATAAAGAAAAAATAAGTAAAAATTCAATAAAATATGGCGATAAAATAGCTATTGCTATAGTGACTACAAGACAACGAAATATACTTTACAATGGATGTGGTTGGTTTGGATGTAGAGTATTACATCCAAAAGAAGGATATTTTAGGCATGGTGGTAAAAACAGAGATACAGTACCATACATAACAATCAAAAATGATCCTATGGCTGATGAAAAAGAATTATTAGATTCATTAAATGGAAAATATGACGTATCCTATAGAGGCGATATACGACAGGGTGTTACAATGGAAATTAATGACGGAAAAGCTCGTCAAAAGAGTACTGATGGTAGTACTAAGTTTGATGAAACAGTACAAACAAAAGATATTAAAAATAAATGTACTGAAGAAAGCGACCAAGATAAAACATTCTATATTGAAAACACATACGGAAAAGGCAAATACGAATGTTTAAAAAAAGATGGAGACAATATAAAAGGAAATCATTATTTTGCTAACAAAACATTATACGGAGAAGTAAAATACACACCATTAGATACAAAACCAACTGGTACAGGAACATTACCTGTTAGTGAAATGGTTTCTGATGCTAAATCCGGTGGTACATATAAACTTACAAAAGATATGTATTCAGATATGGGTACACAATATAGAAATTTAGCTACTTCATTTAATTGCGATAAAGAAAAGGATCCAAATTCTGAAGCATGTAAAAAAGCAGATAAAGCATTAGCTCTAGCTGATGACTATAGAAATGAAGCATTAGATAATGCACGTGAAAATATATCACCTGATAGTGAAAATATCAATCAATTTACACAACCACCTACACTTACAAAGGGTCTTACTACTGAAAACGTAACTCCCTCACCTATTTATTTCGCGCCTGGAACAGTTAAATATGGAGGTCTTGGGTATAAGCCATCTTATGAAGATATCAACTATATGAATAATAAGTTTATCACCAAACCAGAAGTTGTAAATGATTTCAATAAACGAGGTTTTTGTGATTTGGAAAATAACATTATGGAAAATATAGATGAGAAATGTGAAAAACTACCCAAAGACGTGTGTGCTTCAACAAGCTGTTGTGTATTACTAGGTGATCAACGATGTGTCCAAGGTAATAAGCAAGGTCCTACAAACAAAGGTATTTATAATGATACTACTATTAAAAACAAGGATGCTTATTATTATAGAGGAAAGTGTTTTGGTAATTGTTCCGATGTTCCAAACACAACATCGATTCCCGAAAAAATGCCTGATATGGATGCTATAAACCCCTCTCCTGAAGGTGGAATGTAAATAAAGTATAAAATTGAACAGATTTATATGTTTTTACAAGACATACAAATCAAAAAAATGCCTATAGAAAAAACAATCGAATTTCCCCAACTTCAAATAGAAGTCGAGTATGTAATTGGAAAAAATGCTGCAGAGAACTTTGAAATCATCGACAATGCAGAAGACTATCATATATGGTTTCACGTAAAAGATTACCCTTCTAGTCATGTAATTGCGAAATTAGAAGACGATTTAAAAAAAAAGGATTTACGATATATTATTAAACAAGGTGCTATCTTATGTAAACAACACTCAAAACTCGCCAACCAAAAAAACGTAGATATTATTTACACACAAATAAAAAATATCACAAAAACCGATACACCTGGTTCCGTATTTACAAAAAACGAAAAAATAGTTACTATTTAAGTATATAGTTTAAGAATATTGTCTTTTTCATTATTATCATCAAATATATACCATTTCTTTTTTTTGGGGTCCCATCGTCCACCTAATGCCTTTACCCTATCTTTTTCATGATATGATACATTTAAATAAATCTTTTCGGGGCTTGTATATGGACAACTATCCAAGCCAATAGCTTTATTTGCTAATCTATCTGCACCATCATTACCAATAGAATGGACGTCTTTATTATCAGTATGAGCTTTTATATGAATAAAATCAATATTTTTGTGGTTTTTATAAATTTCATACGCCATTTTTACTAATTCCTTGTTAGGTATGTCTTTTTTCCAACAATTTTGTGCACATTTTTCACCATAACTTGAAACACATCTTATAGCATAGATTGAATCTGATACAATAGTCACCTTTTTTCCGTCCAAGACATCTTTTTCTATAATAGGCCATGTTTTTATTAACGCAGTTAACTCGGCTGTATTGTTTGATTGTTTTCCTTCTACTAATTCTGAGACATTTCTAGGATCATCTTGTCCAAGAAAAATCCCGATTCCAGCCATAGCATTCTCTCGACCATTATTAGAGCAAGCTCCATCTGTATAAACATAATAATCGGATTCTATAATTTCTTCATTTGTTTCTAGATCGAATAAATCTGTTACTTTTAGTTGCGACATTATATAGTATTAACATGAATGTTTATATTATTAATTATAACTATTTAAATAAAACAAGATACATAATATCATTATGGAGACTTTTAACGTTTGGAAAAGTGAATATCCTGAATCTTGGTTTAGTTGTATACCTGGGAAAAACGGGTTTTTACCAGTAGATCAACCATTAGATAAATTACCGGAAGAATATGATATCGTAAATAAACTTCTTGATCAAATGAAGTTAACACAAAAAT